GTTAATTATCTGTTAACTCGCTAACAAATAGGAGGCTATTATAGCTACATATTTAAACTCAAATGCTATCGGTGAGCGTGAAGACCTTTCCGATGTCATATATAGAATCGATCCCGATGAAACTCCATTAGTTTCAAATGCTCAGAAAGAAACCACAAAGGGTATCTTTCACGAATGGCAAGTCCAAGAATTAGCGGCGGCGGTTGATACCAACTCCGCAAGTGAAGGTGCTGACTACTCATATGTGAATCCCTCAAGCACAACGCGTCTGGGGAATCACCATCAGATAGCCGTTTCAGCAGCATCCGTATCTAATACATTAGATGTTGTGGACAAAGCTGGGCGCGATAAGGAAACTGCGTTAACCATACACTAGCGTAGTATAAACTGGGTGAATTGCTGGGAAGCCTAAGTCCTTCGGGATAAGGTAATCAGCAGCGAAGCCTCTAATGAGGAACGTTCAACGACTATCCGTAAGGAGTACACTCAAGCGAGTGGAAGCGCCCAGAACCGTAAAGGTTATGATATAGTCTGGTCTGCATAGAAATATGCAGCAGTTCGCAAGAACGGATTAGGAAGTAGCGATCCTAATTGAACACAACGATGTTAAGGTACTCAAAGGTATCGAGCAGCGTCGAGACATTGAGAAATCATTGTTCAAAAACGAAGCTCGTTCAGGGTCAGAGCCACGTAAAACTGCAAAGTTAATTACATGGATTACTAACGGTGATAAGCCGTCTGACATGGCGTTTGCTACTGGTGACGGTAGTGATGCGGCTGACCTAACTGGTACTGCTGCTGCCCTTACTTTGGCAAAAATAGACGCGGCAATGCTTGCTGCGTATAACGACGGTGGCTCACCAAATATGCTTTTGATGTCACCAACTAACAAGCAGAACTTCTCAGGTCTGTCTTCTGGTTCAGTAGCAACTAACCAGATTACTTATACAGCACCGCGTGAAGCTGCGATTGTAGGCTCCGTTAAACTGGCGGCTTGATAGGGAAACCTATCTCGAAAAACTCTGTGAATTGCTGGGATATCTCAATGAGACAATCAGCAGCCAAGCCCTGCAAGGGGAAGGTTCAACGACCATTCCGAAAGGAAGTAGGATCAAGCGATCCGAAGCGCAGAGCATCCCAAGTGGATGATGATATGGTCTTATCTTTACTGTGAAGTAAAGCAGCCGAAAGGCGGTCTTAGATTAGCGAACTAAGGCGAAAATTTTGCAGCCTATACCTAAGTGATTTTGGAGAATTAGCAGTGACGGTTGATCGTCAATGCCCTAACTCTGAAATGTATCTGATTGACACAGATTATGTATGTATCGGTTCACTACCCGGTCGTATGTTTAGCGTATCTGATGTTGCCGCCACTGGTGACGCAACCAAGTTCGCTATCGTGTCAGAGTACACATTGATCGTTAAAGCACCTAAAGCACACGCTGCGGTGATCGGTCTAAACGGCTCATAAGCCGACATTACAAACTAACTTATTAGGGGTGGCTTCGGCTGCCCCTTTTTGCATTGAGGTAGACATGAAGAAGCTATTAAACGCTGATCCAATTACAGGCAAGAAAACTTACTTTCACGGTGAAACTGATGGCAACTATGTGTCAACAGAACAGCCCGTGGACAACATCAAAGACGCTGCAAAAGAAGAAGCAAATGAATGGCGCTATGGTGATCTTATGGGCAACACCCAGAAGCACAAACAGAAGGTCGGGGAAATCCCGACTGTGATTTATTATGACTTACTCAAGAAGTTTGGACAGCCAAGGGAAAACCCTAAGGCATGGTTAAAGTGGCTTGAGGAAAACAAAAGTTTCAAAGCAACAGGTGGTAAACTGGTCTAATGGCTATTTCGACTTATTCTGAGTTACAAACGTCTATCGCTAACTTTTTGGCGCGTGATGATTTAACCTCAGTCATACCCGACTTTATACAACTCGCCGAAGCAAGAATGTCGCGTGAGCTTGATACACGTTCACAGGAAAAACGTGCGATTGCTCCAACTGTTGCTGGCGATGAGTTTATCAGCTTACCAACTGATTTACGCAAAATACGTTTGGTAAAGCTAAACACTGATCCTATTGACGTTTTAGAGTACGCTGCACCACAGGAATACTACGAAACATACGCTTCGTCTGGCGGTGGTCGCCCAAAGATTTACACGGTGATTGGCACAGAGATAGCCTTACGACCTATTCCTGACAGCGTGTTAAATGTTGAGATACTTTATTCAGAAGACGTTTCGGCTTTGTCTGCGACTAACGCTACTAACACGGTTCTTAGCCGACACCCTGACACCTACCTTTTTGGCTCATTATCTGCTGCCCATATGTATTTAATGGATGAACAACGAGCTACCCAATACGACGCGATATTCAGCAGGGCTATGGATGAGATCAAAAGGGATAACGAAAAGGCTTTCTTTGGAAGTCCTTTAGCAATGAAAACAGATTACTCAGGAGTATAAACTATGAGTGCAATGAGCGACTATTTAGAATTAGAAATCCTAGATCACATTCTAGGTACTGGTGCATACACAATGCCAAGCAATGTTTACGTTGGATTAGCAACTGGTTCATTTGGCGATGATGCGTCTGGAAGTGAGCTTTCGGGCAGTGGCTACACAAGAAAAGTTGCAGCGTTTAGCGCAGCTTCAGGTGGTACAACGTCTAACTCTGGTGCGATAGAGTTTCCAGCGGCAACTGGATCGTGGGGATCGGTTTCGCATTTTGGTATTTTCGATGCGTCATCAAGCGGTAACTTACTTATTCACGGTGCATTTAGTGCTGCCAAAACGATAGCTTCTGGCGATATATTACGCATTTCGGCTGGGGATTTAGACGTAACAGCGGCATAATCTTATGCCTGATATTATTGGCGCAAATCTTGAAGAACTCGACAATTGGGGGTCTATGGATGCGCTGGACTCGTTTGGTACACTTGAACAGCTAGACAATCTAAACTTACTAGAGCCAAGCGCGGCTGTATCTCTTGCGGTTACGCAAAGCACAGCAGCAATACGTGTGCAGAATGTATCTGCTAGTGTAACTGGTGCAACTTCTGTTGCTGCGTCTGCTAGATTTACCGTGTCTATGGCGGCAAGCGTTAGTATTGCTGTTACGGAAAGCACGAGTGCTATTAGAGTGCAATCTGTTGCTGCAAGCGAAAGTCTAGCAGTTACCGCTACGGCAAGCGCTGAGATTGTTAAAAACGCTGCCAGTGCAGTCGATTTAGCGGTCACTCAGTCAACCAGTGCCATACTCATTGCAAGCGGTGCGGCAACGCCAAGTTTAGCAGTTACGGCCACTTCGGATGCGACACACATACAAAATGCTGCGGCTAGTGTAACTGGTGCAACTTCGGTTGCTGCGTCATGCGTAATTGTCGTTAATGTGGCGGCTAGTGTATCGGTTGCTGTTACGGTAACTGGTGCGGCTGCGATAATAGAAAACGCAAGTGCAAGCGAAAGCATAGCGGTTACAGCCACGGCAACGCCTACGGTTGTATTTAGTATTGCTTCTGCTGTTGATCTAGCGATCACGGCAACAGGTAATGCAGTTTACACAGCGGCGATGGCTGGTACTCCAAGCATAGCAATAACAGGCACAGCGACAGGCAAAGTACCGGGCGAAGACTGGATAGATACTACACCTGGCAACGAAGTTTGGACGGATACAACGCCATCCGCAATAATACCATTTGTGGAGCAAGCTATTGCAACCACACCTAATGTTTGGAAATCACAATGATACCTTTTGGCGAATGGCTACCAGATCAATCTGATCTGCAAAACCCCGGTTCTACTGTTGCTAAGAATGTATTACCAGCGGCGCGTGGTTACAGGCCTTTTGCAAGTCTTACAGAAGTTTCTGGGGCTGCAACGGCAAGACTGCGTGGCATTTACGCGACGAAGCTTAACGACGGCACAGTGCTTACCTTTGCTGGCGATGACGATGACTTGTACAAGCTAAATACAACTAACTTTACGTTGGGTAGTATAAACTCAGGTTATGCCATGACAGGTGATGCGTATTGGCGTTTTGTCAGGTTTGGCGATGAGGTGATTGCTGGTGGTTCTGACAGTGACACATTGCAGGGCTTTACGGTTGGCACAGATTCAGCATTTGCAACGGTAACTGGTGCGCCAGCGGCGCGAGAGTTGGCTGTTGTTCGTGATTTTGTTGTCACAGGAAACGTAACCTATAGCGGTGGAACGCATCGCTCTCGTGTGCGTTGGTCTGCGATTAATGACGCGACGAGTTGGACGATTGGCACAAACCAAGCTGACTTTCAGGACATACCTGATGCTGGACAAATAACTGGCTTGGTTGGCGGTGAGTTTGGTGTTGTTTTATTGGAGAAAGCGATTGCTAGGATGCAATACGTTGGTTCTCCATTAATATTCACTTTTGAGAAAGTGGAGACAGGTCATGGATGTAACTACCCTAGCAGCGTTGCATCACTTGGGCCAACACAAGTATTTTATCTCGCTGATGATGGGTTTTTCATGTTTGATGGACAGAAAAGCATACCGATTGGCGCTGAGAAAGTAGATCAGTTTTTCTTTGACGATTTAGACTTTAATAACTCTGACAGAATAAGCTGCACGATAGACCCGGAAAACCAGTGTGTCATGTGGGGTTATCCTTCGGTAAGCGGTACTGGCGATCCAGATCGAATTATTGTGTACAACTACGCTGTTCAAAAGTGGTCAATCGCAGAACTAGACCATGAGTTGTTATCGTCTTCGCTAACGCCAACATTCTCGCTTGAGGCGTTGGATAGCATAAGCAGCACATTAGAAGGTTTAACAACTTCACTAGACAGCCGTTTTTACTCTGGTGGGTTTTTTCAACTTTCTGCTGGCAAGGACAAAAAGATACACACCATTACTGGTGCGCCTTTAAGTGCTGTTTTGGAAACAACTGAGTTTGAACCAGCAAATATGCGGCAATCACTTGTTCGCAGTGTTACGCCTTATGTTACGACCAAAGGTGCAACAGCGCCAACTGTAACATCACAGCTTGCCTCACGTTCACGGCAAATTGACGGTTTTACTTATGGTAGTGCGGTGACGCTTACGAGTGATAACACTTGTCCAATCAGGGGCAGTGGTCGGTATCACCGTGTTCGCGTGAGTGTCACTGGCGATTGGCGATACGCACTAGGAGTAGACATAGACGCAAGCGCTATGGGTCAAAGATGACAGACTTTAACTATGTTAAACTGCCAGCTTCGGGCGCTGACTCAAGGCAAACGGCGCAAGTCGTTAACTTACTGGTGGACGGCAAGTTTAACGCCAGTGGTACTGTAACGCTTACAGCAAGCGCTGCATCTACTGCGATTACAGATTACCGCGCTGGGCAAGACAGCGTAATACTATTTACGCCAACTACGGCAAATGCTGCTGCTGAACAAGGCAACGGCACAATGTTCTTATCTGCACGAGCAAAGCAGGGTTTTACGATTACTCACGCTAATAACTCACAGTCAGACAGAACTTTTCTTTACATTGTTATCGGATGAAATTCACAGCTATTCACCCAAAATTGCTACCTGAAGTATGGGCGCACATTTCACCTATTCTTAATAAGGCAGTTAGTCTTAACCCAGAAATAATAGACATTAGTGATGTTTATGTTGGTGCTTTGGCTGGTGCTTATGTGATTTGGGTAGCTGTTGATGAAGAGTCTGGTGAATTTGTTGGCGCGGTCACAACACGAATAATTACTTACCCTCAGGCAAACGCATTAGCGATGGATTTCTTGGGCGGTACTCGAATGAAGGAATGGCTTCATTTGGCGCAAGAAGCTGTTGAGGAACACGCAAAGCGCAATGGATGCACACAACTAGAAGCTTACGGCAGACGAGCGTGGTCAAGGTATCTTGAACCGTTGGGATGGGGTCAGGCTTACATAACTTATAAAAAGGAACTTTAGGATGAGCAAAGGCAGTAATTCAACAGTCACTAACGTACAGCAATTACCACCAGCGTTAGCAACTGCTTTACAAGATGCTTATACAGACTTTAATCCGTTTCAAAAAGCATTTGGCGCTGTTGGTGCGTTTGATCCTACGGCTGCAAAAGTAGGTACGGCTGGTCTAGCTACTGGTGAAACAAATGCCATAAATGCAGCAAATAATATGTTAGCCAATAGACCAGCTTTCTTAGGTACTGCACAGCAAAACCTTGGTGGGCTTATGGGTGGTGCGGTTGATACAACTGCATTGCAAAACCAGCTTGGCATGACTGCTGACACAAGTTTACTTGAAGGTATAGCTGGTGGTAGCACAAATCCATTTTTAGCGGCACAACTTGAGAACGCGATTGGTGGTGCAGTAGATAATGTTAGCTCTCAATATGCTCGTGGTGGACGGTTAGGTTCTGGCAGTTTTGCTGGTGCGTTAGGCGCTGGTATCACTGGTGCTGCTGCTCCAATTCTTGCTCAAAACCTACAGCAAGACAGAGCCAATCAGCTTAATGCTGCACAATCAATACTTGGCGCACAGCAAGCCAATTTAGGCAGGGATGCAACACTTGCTAATCAACTAACGGCTGCGAGTGAAGCAGATGCCCGTACACGATTAGCTGCAATAGGTGCTGCACCTGGATTACTTGGCGCAGATCAGGCGCTTATCTCTCAAGCGGCACAGCTTGGCGGTCTATCTCGTGGCATAGATCAGGCCAGATTGGATGCAACGGCTGCACAAGCTGCACAGCAAAATGTACTCGATCAAAACCAGATCAACGCCTTACTTAGCGCTGCTGGAATGGGTGGCGGTTTGTTTGGATCGACTACGACGGAAACTGGTGGTGGGCCAAGCTCACTAAATCAAGGATTAGGCGGTGCATTAGCTGGCGCTGGTTTAGCCAATACAATCGGTTCTGCTGCATTTAGCCCAGCGCTGGGCGCTGGCATAGGTGGCGGTTTAGGTTTGCTTGGCTTTTTATCTGACCGACGCTTGAAGAAAGACATTAAGCAGATCGGCACACACGCGAACGGCTTGGCGATGTATAGCTGGCAATGGAATGACGAAGCGCAAAGTCGTGGGTTTGATATTTACCCAACAGAAGGATTCATGGCGCAAGAAGCTAGAGAAGTTTATCCGCAACACGTTCATGTTCATCCATCAGGTTACTTGATGCTTGATTATGCGTCACTCAGCAACGAAGCAACGGGGGCTGCGTAATGGGCATATTTGATAACTTCAATCAAAGGGTCACAGGATTGGGTTTGCCGGGTGGTTTAGGTTTGCTGCAAGCTGGCACTGACATACTAGGCGGTCAACAAATCGGTGACGCTGTAAGAAGCGGCTTACAGACGTTTCAGGGTGTTGCTCAGATGGACGAAGAACGTAAGCGTAAATTGCTCGTTCAAAAGTTAGCCTCTGAGGGTGGCTTTACACAGCAAGAGCAAGCGCTGATTGCAGCTAGTAAAAACCCTGCGGCTGTAATTCAACAGATACGAGCGCAAAAGGCGGCGGCTGCTAACAGGCCAAAACAAGCAACTTTTAGTATACTTTCACCAGATGAAACAAAAGCTCTTGGTTTTATAGAAGGTGATATATTACAGAGAAATAATCTGACACAAGATATTAATGTTCTTCGGTCAGCAACCAAACCGGGCAAACCTCAAGATAACTTTGAAATATTGTCAGCGGATCAAGCGAACGCTCTTGGTTTTGCACCCGGATCAATAGTAGAGAAAAACACTGTAACAAACGATTATAATGTTATTCAGTCACCGCAAGAAACTCCAGCAACATTTGGGTATCTGACAAAAGACCAAAAACTTAATCTTGGTTTTAATGAGAACTCGGTTGTTCAGGTTAACAAGCAAACAAAAGCTACAAAGGTGGTAAAAGAAGCGCCTAAACAGAATGAAACTTTCAGGATTCTTTCTGCTAACGAGGTTGCAAATGCTGGTTTTAAAGAAGGCACAATCGTACAAAAAAGTGAACTGTCAGGCAAAAACTTTGTTCTTGAGCAAGCGCCCAACCTAGACAGCACTAGAAAGACTTTGACAAAACCAGAGCTGCTTGCAGGAGGCTTTAACGAAAATGATGTTGTACAACAGGATGACACTACTAAAGCACTGTTTGTAATTAGATCAGCGTCAGCACCAAAATCTGCCAACCCTATTAACTTAATTTCGCAGCAAGACGTCACGATTGATGGGAGAACTATACCAGCAGGGCAAGTTTTTATCATTGATCAAGCCACTCAACAAAAACAATTATTGGAAGCTGGTAAACAAGGTGCAATCATAGCGCCAAGCAAAGTGGAGCAAATCACTTCACCAACTGTTGATACTTCCAAAGTTGATGAATTAGTTTCCTCTATTGCAGCAGATACGTCTGACACATCCTTAAATCTTAATGTTGGCACTGCTGCTGGCGGTGACATACCGGGCGTTGT